TTACCGGAACAGCAGTAGTCAGGGCCGGTGGCGGGGGTGGGGGTGGAGACCTATCGGCTGCCGGTGATGGTGGCGGAGCAGTTGGAACCAATAGCACATTAGCACCAACGGGCGCTACAGCAAATACTGGCGGCGGTGGCGGGGGCAGCAGGGGGGCTGGCAATAATACGTCTGGAACTGGCGGTGCCGGCGGCTCAGGGGTGGTTATTCTTCGCTACCCAAATACGCGAACAATCACTATTGGTGCTGGACTGACTGGCTCAACATCAACCGTGGGTTCAGACAATGTAACGACAATAACTGCTGGAACTGGGAATGTGAGCTGGTCATAATGGCACACTACGCATTCCTTGACGAAAACAACGTTGCTACCGAGGTAATTGTTGGGGTTGACGAAACCGAAACACTGGATGGTCTCGCCCCCGAGGTCTGGTATGGCAATTTCAGAAACCAAAAGTGCGTTAGGACTTCTTATAGTTCAAGCATTCGTAAGAACTATGCAGGAATCGGTTTTTACTACGACGAAAACCTTGACGCCTTTATACCACCAAAGCCTTTTGCTTCGTGGATTCTTGATGAGGTCACCTGCCATTGGGCTCCACCAAAGTCATGCCCAGAAGATGGAAATCAGTACTCATGGGATGAGGCGGCCATGGACTGGGTGGCGGACAATATAGACAGCGACGTGAATACTGTGATGTACCATGATGAGTCAGAAATGTTCGAGGTTTAAAGATGGACTGTATAGCTTTTCCAATAAGATTTGACTCCTCAGGCTTGAAGAAGCTAAAGGATGGCTCAAGCGAGTACTACACGCAGCTGCTTTCTGTTTCCATCCTCACAGAGCCATTCACGCATCCATTTACACCAACATTTGGTGCTAATGACCCAAGCTTTACAAACCTTGACAAGGGTTTATTCATTCTCAATTCGGCAAAATTTGTGCCGGAGGTGCGCATCATTGACTTACTTGTCGACGATAGTGGGGCTGAGGCCGGTAAAAGCAAAATAAACTTTTCTTTCGAGATAGTGCAAGCGTAAGGAACGACAATGCCAGCAGATTTTTCAGAATACGTAAACCTTACGGTTTTTGACAAGGAGCCAGGGGATATATATCGCGACTCAATTGAAGTCGCTAGACTTTCGTTGCCCGAGTTCAATCTACGTGTTGGAACGCCAGAAGATGCCATTTTTCAGGCAATGGCCTATGTTAGTGCATTAAATATTGCCTCCATTAACAGAATACCTGACCGTCTTATGGCTGGAATTGTTGGAATGATGGGATTTTCTCGACAGGAAGCAGTTCCGGCAGAGATTGATGTTGTTATAACTATTGGCGACCCCGATGGTGGAATCATTCCCGAGGGAACGGTATTTACTTATGATGCTGTATTCGAGGACGAAGCAATACAGTACGCCTTCACGACACTTAATGCTGTAATTGTTGTTGGAAGTGAAGATGAGTACACATTTCCATCAACGACAGTAACCCTACAGGCAATTGATGCCGGCGTCATTCCCCCAATTGGTCCAGATGTTGAGTTAAACATTGTCTCGTCCGGAACGGCAATCGTTTCCACAGTTACAGCAAACCCATCAAACTTTGCCAATGGTCTTAATGCTGATACTGACCAGGACTACCTATCAAGAGCCGCCACATATCTTCGCTCACTGACTTCTGCCCTTGCAAAAGCTAGCCAGGTAGACGCTTATATTCTCACTCAGTATCCAGGTGTTATTGGTCGCGTGAAAACGTTTGACCTCACAAATGGAGACGACAATGGTGGAGATATCACCCTAAATCGCGTGTATCCGATAGAGAATACATTTCTCACCAGCAATCTAGCAACAATAGAGACCAATGCTCCACACCTTTATGTGTCTGGAGATGTTGTGCGTATTGAGCTTTCCGGCAACTCTGCAAGTGCTAGCGCAATATATGAAGGCCAGTATGAGATTGAATCAACTTCTGAAACGCTTATTACGTTCCCTAGAGTTGCATCTAACCAAGCAAGTGCGCAGTTAACTGGGTCAGTATTTGCCGGAGAAGAAGTACCAGGATATGTCACCATATTTGCTTATGGTCAAAACAGATTCCTCACACAGATTGAAAAAGATGACATTCTAAATGATGTTATCAACCGCTCAATAGCTGGACTGCGGTTCTTTATTCTTGACCCAACGCTTGTGACGCTTCAAATAAGTGGAACGATAAGCCTGAATGACGACTACGACGCAACAATTGTCCAGGATGCTATCAATAATGCGCTAGTTGAATACTTGAGCCCTGCTGCATTTCCAATGTCTTTTGACAGAGTTAGACAGAGCCAAATTGTTTCAATAATAAGCAATATTCCTGGTGTTCTGTATGTCAACTCACTGACATTAACTCCAACCGGCGATAATTGGCTGCCACAGATAGATAATGACTTGATTTTTAGAAACAAGGGAACACTTCCGGTCCTATCAATTGGCGACATAAACCTCACGTATCAGATTGTGGCGGTTGAATAAACATGGCAACCACTGTAAATCTTCTTTCATACAACAATGCGCTGATGAGGCGTAATGATAGTGGGCAAATTGTTGGAGTTGCCGACTATGTTACAAACTGGACAACAGACTCTGGACTTGCTTCAATATCTGTAGTTTCCGATACTTATCTAGTCGATACGAGATATTCGCTTCGCATAAACCCATCAACATCTGCCCCAATTACTCTTACACTATTGGTACAGCCACTAAAAGTATTTGATGGCAACAGAGTTCTTTCGTTCAACTGCAAACTAAAAGCAAACAGCACGTGCGATGTGTCCACCAGGCTCCAGATAGAAGGAACAACTCAAGAGGCTCCGCATAATCAGGAATTTAGCAGCGGTCAGTTTAATGCAGTTCAGTCAAACAGAGTTCTAGTGCCAAATGATGGATTCGCCAAGGATTACTCAATATATATAACAATTAGCAATCATGGTGGTTCGACAATTTATTTGACGAATTTTCACCTCATACACGATATGGCATTCTACGAGAACCCATTCGTCCCACAGATGCGCGGCTACATGCCGGATTTCTATTGGGAGTATGACTCTGATGAGGAATACCCAACATATCCATTTCATCGACTGGTGGATGTTCTTTCATCTGCTGCTGGCGATTCACGACTTCTATATAACTCATTTTTTCCATTTGAAACTCCAGAGTTTGTAACCCCAGAAGACCAGACAGGCTATTGGGCCAAGAGCACGCTTACATCACCACATCTCGTGAGAGACGAATACATTCCATGGCTTTCGCAGTTTACGGGGGTTCGTATTCAGAGAAATGCAATGCTCCCTGATGGAACGCTCTACTTTCAAAACCCATCCCTGGAGCGTGATTATGTTGAGTGGCAGCTTAGAACTGGGCACTATGGAAGAAACTCAGGAACACGTCAGGCGATAATAGAAGCGGCGCAGCAGTTTTTAATTAGAACAAAAGATGGCACTCAATCAACAAAATCTGTTGGAGTCACCACAAATTACCTTGGTGACCCATTTGTAATCCTTGTCCAAACACTAGAGAATGAGACAATAGATGCTGGGAATGGGGAGAGCAGTCCAACCGTTCTTACATCATTAAATCTCGCAAAGCCGATTGGATACAAGATATTGCATGAAACTGTTGACGAATTTGAATTTACCTTGGACAGCCTCACGCTTGGCCGTCTGGACGAATTCCGATGGGGTTAATAATGATAAAATCAATATTTAGTGGTTTAGGAGAATAAGATGGCCGGCACTGGAGTAAAACTATTTCTATCTGGCGAAGTTGCGTATGCAGCCGATGTCAACACTTATCTCATGGACCAGGTTGTCGCTGTTTTTGACAACTCTACGGAACGAGATAACGCATATGGTGACGGTATACCCGTGTCCCTCGGTGGCGACGGAAAACCATCGCTATCCCCGGGACGTTTTTGTTATCTTATTGACCCGGGCGAAGTCCAGTATTATAACGGAACTTCTTGGCAGGCATCGAGCCAGTTCAGCATTGAAGATGGCTCAATTACCGAAATAAAGCTAGCCAACCTTGCTGTTACAACTGGGAAAATAGCAAACTTGGCTGTCACGAGCGGAAAACTGGCAGCAGACGCCGTTACTAGCGACAAAATACTTGATGGCAGTGTTATTGAGTCGAAAATTTTAAACAGCGCAGTCACTACAAACAAAATAAACGACAACGCTGTGACTGCAGCAAAATTCAGACAATCGACATCCACCTCAGTTGTTGGAAATGCTACTGGAAGCACGGCAAACGTTACAGATATTCAGGCATCATCTGACGCGACTGTTCTAAGAAGAAATGGTTCAGCGCTAGAGTTTGAAAAATATCCA